ATGAAACGACGTACGAGCGTGCGGTGGGTTAGGGCAGGGGTTTTTGTAGGTGTCATAGCTGTAGCGGCAGTGATGGCCGGCATCTCGCTAGCGTGGGCCGAGCGCGACGATGGAAGTCTCGGGGACGGACACGGCTTTAGCAACCAGAGCCTCAAGGGGTATTACGGATTCAACTCATCGTACGGCGCACTTGTTGCCAGTGGACCGAACCAGCCAGTGGTACCGGCGCTGCCTTTCGCGAGCATGGGACGCATCTTCTTTGATGGTGAGGGCGGCTGCATAGTGAGCTCGATCGGGAACGTAAACGGGCAGTCCATCCCGTCGACGTCGACGAGCTGCGTTTACAGCGTCAATCCGGATGGCACCGGGACCAGCGAGGCAGTATTTCCGGGGACGCCGATCGGCGATCCGGTTCCGATCGCGTTCGTGATCACCGACGGAGGGGACGAGTTCCGAGCGGTGGTCACCAAGTTCATTGTGGGGACGTTCACAGCGCGACGTCAGTAGTCGCGTCAGTGCCGACGGGTCGCCCGCCGATGGAGTTGTAACGTCTGTGGCTTTTGGGGCGAAGCCTATGCCCATGTAGTCTGCACAGAAGATCGGCCAGTGGTCTATTCTGCTGTCCCTCACGGCGAAGGTGACGATGTTATTCGTGGGGCGCTTGGGAGTCCCCAATAACAGCCGTCGAAAGTACCCGAAGGCGCGCGGCTTTCCTATCACACGGCGTTGTCCGTGCTGAGACCGAATAGTTCTACCGTCGTGGCATCGGCTGAGAATGTCGCCGTACTCGGAGAACCAAGGAAAGTGTTCCATGCGACCTGTGAACAGCCGACTTGCCAAGCGAAAAAGATGGAGATTCAGAATGTCCGCGCGTGGTTGTCCATGTCAAGCCCAAAGACGATGGTCTGTGTGATGGTCGGAAAGGCTGATGCGATGACGGGTCAGTTGAAAACGCTGTTCCTGGTGTGGTAAGTCCATGGGGTCCAGTTCGCGTGAAAATAACCGTCCCTCACGTCATTCTGCGTGAGACACACGGTGCACGTAGACGTGCATTTCGAGACAACGATAAGAGGCTCTTGTTAGTTACCACTGAGCTATGAATATTACGAATTTGCTTGACAGAGCTATTTGGCACCTAGATTTATTGATTTTCATGTTCTAGCAAATCATTACCTTCTAACTCAATCTGGATAGAATTAATGTGTAGAGGCACAGAGGTTGATAAAATTTTTCAATAGATGTGTGAGCTTAGTAGCCCTAGAGATTCCCTGGTAGTCCTGGCAGTGGGAACAGATGCTTAGAATTCATACATTCATCAGTTATCCCGGCAGCAATTCAGTGGCAACGATCATTATTCCAACTAACTCTAACGTGAATGCAGGTCGGCCCCACATCCATACATAGCTAATCGCTGCTGCCCCGTTTCGGGGCAGGAATGGCTACTTCATCAGATTCCCTCGGGCCTCACCTTGGGCCATTTTGGATCACTTCTGCCGGTTTCCCCCGCTCGCGTTCGCAGCCATTGGGTTTCTGGACAATGCTCAGAAAAAGTTCGGAGGAAATCGACGTAAATTGTTGTTTTGCATGAGGGAGGAGGGCGAAAGCGCGTCATATGGATGGCTCAGGTTCGGCCCCGGTTCAATTTGTGCGCATCGGTTCAGTGCCAGGTAAAAAAACTACTTTGGGTTCTTCATCTATTTATAGGCATAAGCGATTGAGCCCCGGACTATTAATCCGACGGTCACTGGCGTGAAACAGGGATGAGGAGTCATTTATGTGTAATACCTTGTTATAGAATGATAATTATGAATTGCGCCGAAGTGAGCGTCGGACCCGGGTCTTGCTTTTACATAACGAACACTTTACTTGAAACTCGCATGTTGGTAGGTTGCTGAGTAGCTTAAATAATCGAGATATTCATCTTGTTGTAAATTCTCGCGTAATTTGGCACTGTTTTGCGCTTTATTTGGTACTACCGCTTGACTCTTTTAACGGGTAGAGCGTCAATGTGTTCATCTTAACAAGGAGGTTAAAATGAACACAGAACAAACGACACTTACCCAAGACGAATTACTCTCAATTCAAGTTCTCCCGCTCAAGTTAATCCTCGCTGCTGCCAATGGCCAAATCGACCTCAATGAAATGGCCAGAAATCAACTGGCCAACCGTGGTTTAGATCTTTCCGGCAAGTGGGTTGGCTTTGCAAAAGCCCGCGAATTACTCCATCGTTAAAAGTTACGAATCACCAACTCGGTGCGTTGTCCACGCCCTTGCAGCCCACCTACGGTGTAGTTAATCACTACCGATTGCATCGTCAACCCTTTGAATGCCTCTTGCATTTCCGGGATATCGTTGACTGATATGATCATCTTACCTTTGATCGTTTTCGCCAGCTCGGCTATCTGAGCATACTGCTCCAGCCCAAAATCGACACCATAACCTTCGGTACCCCAATAGGGCGGATCGCAGTAAAATAAGGTGTGTTCTCGGTCGTATTTGCGCACACATTCTTGCCATGCCAAGTGCTCAATATAAGTTTGCGAAAGCCGCAAGTGTGCCTGGCTTAACTCTTCCTCCAGGCGCAGCAAATTGAGACGGGGTGCGGTGGTGGTTGCGGTGCCAAAGTTCTGGCTGGCTACCTTGCCGCCAAAAGCGAGCTTCTGCAAATAATAGAAGCGGGCGGCGCGCTGGATATCGGTGAGCGTTTCCACTGGCGTTATTTGCAGCCACTTATACATCTCTCGGCTGGTCAGCGCCCATCTGAATTGCTTGGTGAATTCGTCCAGGTGATGCTTGATCACGCGGTACATGTTGACCAACTCGCTGTTGATGTCATTGAGTACTTCCACATGGGTTTGTCTTTTCATGAAATACAAAGCTGCTGCCCCACAAAAGGGTTCCACGTAGCATTCATGCTCAGGAAACAATGGCAGGATATGTTTGGCCAGACGGCGTTTTCCGCCGATCCAGGGTACAACCGGGTTTGCTTTAGTCATGCTGTAAGCCCTTTTCATTGATAAAAATATGGTAGGCTTTATCCGCCGCGTCGACGTGGCAGGAAGCCTTGGCTATGGCTCACAGGTGTTTGCTGTGGGTTATGGCGGCCAGGCCATGTTCCCGCATGGCTTTGGTCGCTTCCTCTCTAATACGAATTAAGCATTTACTGTCCAATCCAGTGGAATGACATGCTTCTCGACACTGTTTAATCCTCCTCTTACACTGAATATCTCCAGCCTGCGCTCAGTAAAGGCGACATTGCCGTTGTCAATAAACGCTTGGGCTGCGGTATAGGTGAAGCTTGTGCCGCTTAAGCCTGCATAGGTTTTCACGAGCGATCCACTCACTTTGAGGCTGTAGACCTGAATCGTGATGGTGCTCCCTGCTTCCGGCCCGATATTGGTGGCTTGATCATTGCCGATATTGACCGCGGCGGTATTCGAGCGATCCCGGTGGTACCATGCAATCGAGGCGTCAGCGTTCACGCCAGCTATGCTAGTGGGTCTCAATACGCCATTGATCGTGACCCGCCCCGGCGGGTAGGGTGCGCCCCAGCTTTGATTGAGGGTCAACGCCTTCCAGGTATCGCTTGCTTTAGGCAACACGCCTTTGCCGGTCTCGGTCAGAAACTTCGCATACATCGTGATTTGACTTGCAAATTCCACCTCGAAATGACCGAAGAAATCCTGGAAGAACCATATGCGGCTTCCCACGGCATGGGCCTTGGGTAATGTGTGCAGGATGCCGCGCACCACCGTCACACTTGAGGCTGACGGCGCAACAGTGAGATAAACGAGTTCGCTTTCAATCAACGCGATGGTGTTGCTGGCTACCTGGCTGATGTCGACCGCACCCGTTAGAGGTAATGTCGTGGTGGTTTCAGTAATGGCTGCCGATAGCGTGGCAGTGGGCGTGAAGAGGGATGTCAGGCTGCCCGGTTGGTCGTTGCTGTTATCGGTTGCATCTGGCGATATCCAGAATTCATAGGAGGCTGCACTTGAACCAGGATTTTTGGCCCCGCCCAATAGAAAAGCGCTGGTCACATCGAGGCTATCGATCGCTGTTTGGTTGTCGCCTAAGAATTGGGTTGCGATCAGCCAATAGGGTGCAGTTAGCAGAAAGTAGTCAATTACCGGCACAGGCGGTGAGATCGGATCAGTCCATAAGGTAGGTGGCGGATCGGCAAATACGGACTGAACGCTGAAGAACACATCCTCCACCGCATCGATCGTCACCTCGCCATCTGTCAAGGTGCCGAAATCCATGGTGATGATGCGCATGACCATTTCCACAATCCCCAAATCTGGCCAGGTAAATTTGAATACGCCACCTGGTTTCAAATCGAACGATTCACGATTGGCGATCAGCTTCAGTCTCGCCAAGGGCTGGGTGAGCGTTTTGAGTTCCCGCATGGCGACATTATTGGCCAGCGTGGCATTGGCAATACCCAGGTATTGAATGGTGGTGGGTATCACGCCTTGCTGCATGGCAATCATGCCCAGATCCTGGATGGTGACGGAAATCTTCTTGTCCGAGTCACGTTCCTGATAGATGAGGGTCACTTGATTGACCAGATCAGCAATGCCCGGTCTGGAAAACGAGTCCATGCGCACGATGTTGGATGGCCTGAGAATAGGAAGAATATCTGGGTTGTAATCGTTCCTGACCAGTTTGAGCGTGAATTTGCCGGTAGTCTGGTCAAGGTACAATGCGCCATCGATGTGATTCAGCACGGTATTGATGAACTCTTTCACACTCGATTGCTCGGCGAGCACGAATGAAAGACCGAAATTCTCAGAATACAAAGTATCCGCTGCTGCACGGAAAGCGGCATCGTCGAGATTACCGCCGGTGTAGCCCAGCCCCCAGCGGTCTGAGGTCAAGCATTCGTAAATGATATGCGCTGGATTGGCATCGCCATTGATGTCTGCTTTTGCTAGATACCAGGTCTTGGCGGGAAGCCTTTTCACGCGAAACGCCCACGGCTTGATGTAGGGATTGTTGGCTGCCAGATAAATCTGCTTGAGGATAAAGGACATCACACCGCGGTAAGCTGGAATGGGCGAGCCTTGCTGAGTTTGGAGGTAGGTGTTTGGAGCTTGTGACGGTTCTCCAAAGGCAAGATCAATATCTCCGACAACACCGCCCTGACTCTTGTCGCCGCCAAACAGATCAGGCTTGTTGACCGACAAGGTGGAGCTTGCCGTGACACTGCCTTCCCACAGCATACTTTCACCTACCTTAATGCCGGTGATGGCATCCACTGGCCCTTGGCATGCGACCATGTGAATTCCTAAATGGTAGCGCCAGCCGATGGTGACGGATTTACCTTTCATGGCCGATTCTTCCTCAAGATATGTTCGACCACTTGATTGGCTACGCCGTCATCCCAGGCAATGACCGTATCCAATGGCAATCCTTCCTGCAGGAAATCACGGAAACAAACCCCCTTGTTCTCAAGGAAGCGCTTTGAGCCGCGGGCGCATAGATTGCATTCTGCTAAATCCTGCATCGTCATTCTGAGCTTGCTGGTATCCACGCCGTCAATCATCATTTCTTGCCTGAACTGGATTTGATCGCGGTCTTTTTAAAGTCGCCGTACCAGACGGTATTGGCCTGGTTGAGCCAGCGCGTGCCGAACACTACCGGAATGGGTGTAGCTTCCGACACCGTGGGGACATTGAAATCTTCCAGATTGTTGGAAGCGGGTTTGGGCGGTTTTGGTGCAAATACTACCGACAAGACGGCGGATAAGGCAAAAGCAATAATCTGGAACCACATGTGTACCTCCTATTCGATCGGGTCACCCTTGAATGGCCCCATGTCGTTGGGGATAAATTCAAAGCCGCCATAGTTAGCAAAGTTATTGAACTTGTTGAGACAAGCGTTGCGGTCGTGGGCGCAGCCAGCGTATAGATTGATGGTGACGCCAGCTTTCAGCGATGCGGTCACACCAGTCAGCGTCAGGACATCGTTGGTATGGTCGCGGATCATTTTCTTTTCCACGTCGCCCACTTCGATATAACCGCCGGTATACCAGCCGCTTGCCCGGTTCATGGGTACCACGGTGATGGCTGATCCTACGATGGAGGTGATGGTGGCGGCATCGCGAAAGGCAGCGGCATTCAAGCCGCAGCCGCTATCGTATAAGGCATGGCGGCACAACCGCTGGAACATGCCGCGCAGGCCCGCCCGCTCCAAGGAGGTGTAAATCGGCTCACAGGTAATTTTGGCAGTCAGCCCGCTGAATTCCACATTCACCACCCGACCGAGCCATTGCGGCACAACATCATTGTCGCTACGGTGCAGCCGGTAGATCGTCAGTTTTACCGGGCCAGGGTGTGAGCGGATAAAGAGCTTGGCGACATCGTTGTCACGGGTCACTTCAATGTCCAGCTTCATTTTGCTGACTTCAGTGGAGGAGCCGATGGCCGACCGAGTCAAAGCGGTCGGGGTGTAGGTTCTCGATTGAAAACTCACCCATTCATCGCCGGAGGTATAGGTGAAGATTTGCAGCCCATGAGAGAATTCATATAGCTCTAGTGGCCGTGCATCATGGATGCTTTTTTCAAAAACGCTGAGCGTCATTGCACCACCGTCCTGATGAGTGCGCTCACGCGCGAGATGGTGTCGGTTTCATGGAATATTTCCACGGTGTCCGAATCCAGGCGGGATAGGTTGAGATAGCTGATGCGTTTCACATCCTGCGGTTGAATATCGAACCCGGCCGGACTGTCAATAAACACGTTTTCTTCAGTCTCAGAGATTTCATCTACGCTCAGAATATCCTTGAAGATCCTAGCACCGTTAAACAGCTCGATCATCAGCGTATTGCGCATGGGTGTGGCGGGCACGAATCGTTCATAGAATGCAAACTCGACTACCAGCTTGGTATCCGTGCCCGCCAGAGTGGTTTTGAGTTTGAAATCCTCATTCCAGGAGGGCGTCCAGAAAGGCTTCCAGCGCCCCGCACGGGCATACAGCCATTTCCTGAAATCAGCCCGCTCCTTGCGCGATTTCAGCAGCCAGTCCATGCGACGCACAATGGTGGTATAGCCGATAGGATCATCCACCACCGGATTAACGGTATCACTATCGAACTCCAGCAGCGGGCGCAGCAGGTCTTCCGATAATGTTTCCACTTCATTGGGAATATCCAGCAGCACTGGATAACCTTTATACAGTGTCGCGCCTTCCGTCTCAGTCAAGCCAGAATTATCGGTGACGATGAATTTAGCCTGCAGATCCAGTATATGGCGGGTGGGACGGGTAACTGTTTGTTGGCTCGCGATTCTGGCGAATTTGGCGGAATAGATTCTTATCCCAGCTGGCCAGGTTTGCTGGGTGGGAAGATCCAGGATCAACTGGTTGGATTGCACCTCTTTCAGTTGCACCGATTCATTGTTATCGATGGCATTAAACAGCAACGCCACGCCGCCGGTAACGAACTCGGAATCGCTTGTGGGGATATTCGGGATAACCGTTGACCCAGCGGGCAGCTCAGCATTCAACACATAGTAATCGGGCCAGAAGGGAATTAGATAGCTTCTCGATTGCCAGCCAAACAGCGTGCTTTGCAGTTTGCGCATAAAATCTAACCCAAATACCTGCAGATGTGCTTCGATCTCGCGCCGGGGAGTGGTGCGCAGTTTCACTCGCTGCTCGCTCCCATCCCAGCTCGTAATGATGTCCGTCAGGAACGAGTAGCGCTCAAGCACCCCATTATCCCAATTGATTCCAGCAAACAGCAGAATCACCCTGCGACCGACCACCACTAACGGAGGCGATTCCGCTGCAAAATTCAGGGTATAAGTGGTGTTGATGAGTGGCGGTCCGGCCACCTCCACCGCCAGGGTGTAAATACGCGGCTCAAGTTGATTGAAACTGGTGGGCTCTGGCTGCGGCCCAGTGAAACTGATGCCGGTACCCGCGTTGGTATCAATCGAGGAGAGCAGGTTGGCGGCAAAATAGGCATTCCATACCTCCACCTGGATGATCTTCTGCGAAATGACATTACCCAGATCGATCGATGCGGGCTGAATATGAATACGGTTGTAGTAATCATCTTTAAAGGAAGCGGCAAACTTTCCGACAATCACTGACTTGGGTTCAGGTGATACTGGTAACTGGTCGATCATAGCGCCCATCAAGGCTGGGGCGACTGCTTGCGCTACAGGCGACTGTTGCGGTGCACTCAGTTGATCGAGTGAAATAGACAGCGGTGCCGGGTCCACCAGCACCAGTAGACCTGCTCCCAATATTCCGCTAATGACCGCCATTATGCAACCTTCTTATAGGCATAACCCAGTTGCCAGGAATTAGGCATATCATCGTTAGTGTTCTGCAAATTAGACCTGCGGTATATTGGAAATACCTTCCACGTATCCGAACCCAGCATCACTTCCTGTCCAACCGCGAACGATTGCATCCACACCAGGCGCAAATCCTTGACCACGCCTAAGGGTGCACGGTTGCCAGAGTTGGGGCCGCCAATATCGGTAAAAATATAAATTGGAATAAGGGGTGTGGCGAGATTCAAAGTATTGGGTTGACTGCCCACCAACAAACGGCTAGTCAACCCTTGGCGACCATTACCATAGGCATCAAAGGTGGAGGAATTTCCCGACGAGCCTGCAAACATGCGCCAGATGTTCAATTCCAGATTGGCGCTGACATGACCTGAGGAAGATGAAGATGTAGCGTAATTATCGAACAGGGGACGCGACCAGGAGCTCAGGTAGTTGTCGTGGTCGTTGGCATTCGTGCCGATGTAAACAGCATCGCAATAATGGCCGCCAGCAAAAGCGCCGTATTTATCGAGCTGACCAAACACCAAATGACTGAAGAAGCCAGCCGAGTATTCCAGCACGCAATGCACATAATCTCCTGCGGCATCGGAAAACAGATGATAGGCGACATACGGCCCGTTTCCGACCCGGTTCATTACCGCACTGGCAGATGGCGCTCCGGCTTGACTTGAAAGCGCCACACCAGGGGTATAGCCAGTCGCTCCCCTGATGCGTAATTCTGTCGAAGTAGCACCTGCATTAATAAAGCCTTCAATACCAAAATAAAATGTAAGACCACCACCATTCGAGGTGTTTTTTTGCATATATAACCGCTTGGTTGTGCTGTCCACCACCGTGAATTCATTCTGCGTGAAACCCTGCGCGATGGCGAAGAGCCGAACTTTGTCCAATAGATCGAATAGGGAAGTAGCAATACCGGTCTCATAAGCCATACTATTTACTCCAAGGCGATGGCTGCCCAGCGTTCCTTGGCGGTGCGGAAAACGTTGGGAATGATCAGATAAGTGACGCCATTGATAGTGGTAGTGTTTTCTGCTGCGTTACCAAATCCGGTAACCGCAAACACGCCATGTATCTCACCCAATATATTAGGTGAGGGATTAGCGCCATCCACATGCATAATGCACGGGAACAGCACATAACTGCCATCAATCGCGGTGACGATGTTTTTGTAAGCAGTGGCATGCGCACTATCTGGTCCCCAAGGCCAAACATTACGGCCATTGCCGACTGACGCCTCCGGTGAACTTGATGTATACCAATTTTTAAAGGGATACCACGAGCCATCTGCAAAGCGCAGGTAAAGGGTGGTGACGCTGGTGAGGCTTGCCATATTGCTGTCAACACCGCCCGGGTCGTAAAAGTTGCGGCAGTCATCATTGGTGCTTGACCAGCGCAATCTGGCATCGGTGAGTGATCCCATGGCATTGCTGCCGCCGATCATCAGTGGATAGGGATACTGGCTGGGTGTGGCATAAGGCAGGATAAAACCTGCATACAACGCCTGATAGGTGGTGTTGATCTTGGCAATGACCATGAAGCGCCGCCCGTTGGCGATAAACCAGTAGGGGATACTTGCTTGCCAAAGCGATAAACCGACTGGCAGACTGGTTCCAGGTTGGGTAGTAAAATCCAGTACATTACCCGCAATGAAGCCGGTCGCACCATACAGCCGCCAGTTGTACCAATCGCCGGAGACACTGTAATCAGTCTCCAGATTGACAAATATTTCATCTGAGCCGCCACCGGGGCCCTTCAGGGACAAGCGCTTTCTGAGCTGAACGTTAAGCGGGTTTGCATCCTGCCACAGCACGATTTTATTGAGCGTAATCGATTCCGTGCCAGTGCCGGTGCTGTCGGGAATGTGCAAGCGCCAGTATTTGTGCTTGTTCGCGCTGGTGCCGGTCAGATTGAAATGTTTGATGCCAGCCACTGAGGTCCAGTCCAGCGCGACCATGCCGCTGAAACTGTCCTGCGTGTTCCAATTGATGCCGTCATCACTGTATTGGAAATTGATCACTGCCGGTTGCGCGTTATTAGTCAACGCGGTGATGTCGGCTGCGGTTAAATATACTGGCTGATCAAATTGGATACCGATAGTCCAGGGCTGCGCGTTGGTCGTGCCTGACCAGGCAGTCGCCGCAGCAATAAACGGGTTGCTGGTTAAGGTGATGCTACCGCTGGAAGCGAACACACCGACCAGCAAGGTGTAATCCGGGTTGTGATACAGCTGCTGCCAGCGCTCATTGACCGGCAAGGTGGCCGTTAAAAACGTGCGCAGTTTTTCGAATAAATCAAAAGCGTTGGCTGCTGTGCCAATTTCTACTGTCATGCCAGCACCTGTTTCAAAGCGGCTGTATTGCGGGAAATGACATTCAGGATCACTTTTTCACCCTCGGATGAGGCCAGGAAATCCTTGGTGATGCGCGGATCGACACTGTTGACGATGCGCACCGACTGGTTGACGGTCGGCGCAGCTGCAGGGGATAGCGTTGGTGGCTCAACCAGACCACCTTCGGCATAACCCAGGCGTGAGCCGGAAGGTAGTGGTGCACCTTTGGACAGGCGGTGCAGATTGTTCAGTGCAGCTAATCCCAGACGGCGCACTGAAGCAGCGGAGAACACATACTCACCGGCATGCACCACCCCGGCCGGTTGATACTTGCCGCCATCCCCGGTGTAGCCGCCATCGGCAAAACCTTTGCCAGAAAATGCACTGAACAAGCCACTGAAAAAACCGCCGATACCCCTTCCACCACCAGAAAACAATCCTTTAAACGATGAAAAAATACCTGACAATCCGTTCTTCAACGAACCCAGCAAGCCGTTCAAGCCTTCTGACATACTGCTGAACAATCCGCTGAATATCCCCGCAGGTGCTGATTTGCCATCTTTCGCAGCGCGCCCGAACAGATTAAAGAACATATCAGTAAACCCGCCCGCGAGTGAATTCGATAATGCGCGCAACATCGAATCAGCGAAGCTGTGCAGGATGTCCTCCATCCTGCCGCCCTTGACCGCGTTATAAATTCCATCAGCAAAGGCCTGCTGCACGCCCCTTTGCACTTGCTCGAAAATCTGATTCTGCTGCCGCAGGATTTCTTCAGCGCGCTGCCTTGCCTGATTGTTAGCCTGGATTTTGCCCTGGATTTGCAGCAACCCGTTAATATCCTGGATGCCGCGTTTCTGCGCTTCCATCATCAGCAGGGCGGTCTCGCGCTGATCTTTCGACAAGCCCGACAAGAATGCCTCGCGCTTAAGCTCATCAATAAATTCCTGCTGGTTTTTGAGTCGGGTTGCTTCCAGTGCGGCGATTTCATTAGCTACTTTCGAGCGTTGCGCATTCAATTCGCGCTCGGCAATGGCCTGACTGGTGGTCAGCTCCGTAATTTCGGCAATTGCTTTTAACCGATCTGCTGCACTGCTGCGCGGATCATCGATGACTGACTGCCGGATTGCTTTCTGCCGTTCCAGTTCGGCAATTTCACGGTTCGTCAGCTCAGTCTGAAGCCTATCCAGCCGCCGATAGTATTCATCTGCGCTAATCGCCTTAAACTCAAAAAGTTCTTTCGCTGTCTGAATCTCACGTTGCGCCTGATCATCTGCCAGACGCTTGGTTTGCTTGAAAAGTGCGTCTTCCAGATCTTGCCTGGCTTGTGCCAATTCCCTGGCTGCTTTCAGTTCTTCCTTGCTGGGTGCCGTGGGGGATGCGCCCGTGTTGGGGCTGCGTTTCTTGAATTCATCTTCGGCTGCCTTGACTTCATGCAGTCGCCCGGCAATGCCTTTTTTAAGCGCGCTCAGCACACCGCCATCTTCAGCGAATTTAGCCTCAACCTCGTAGGCTTCAATCAGCGCGTTTTTAAAATTACCCGCTTCCACGCTGGCATCGGTCAAGCCTTTGGAGAGGGCGTTGCCTACTTTGTCAAAGGCAAAACCCTTGCCGCTGAAAGCGTCCGCCACATCCTCAGCCAAGGCGGCAAACAGCGCGCGCGTGTTGGTAATAGCCGCCCTGAATTGCTGGTAAAGGCTCGCCGCGCTAATGCCAGCCGCGCGCCCAATCAGCCGTAGACCGGTAAACACGCTGGTGACAAACGCGTTAATCACATCGAGCAACGCGTTAAACATTCCGCCCGCGACACTGCCTAGAGTGCGGAAGGTATTGTTCAGGTCTTGCCCGGATACGCTCACAGCCTGCGCAATGGCGCGCAGCGTATCCGCTACCGTATCCTTGATGGTGCGCCAGGCAGCGGACACCACCGCACCAACGGTGGTGGTTTGATTCTCGAATTCGATGGTCTTGTCGATGTTGGCAACAATGAAGGCAGTCAACCCACCCAGCGCTGCTGCTACCAGGCCGATCGGCGAGAGCACTGCCTTTAATGCCACCAGGACAGCAGCCACGGATGTCGACAGGGTTAATGCACCCTTGCTTGAGGCAAGAAAAATGGTAGTGAGCGCAACCACACCACCCGATACCAGCGCAATGATCCATTGCATATTATTGGCAATGGCTTGCAGAATGTTGGCGAATGCTTCTGTAATACCGAGCTGTTCGTCCAGTTTCCCCAGGTGAATGATCGCCTGAGTGCGAATGTTTTGAAATGCGTTTTTAGTGGTGAATGGCAGCTTGGCGAATTGCTCATTGATGTCCGACTCCATCCTGATCAGCGCATCCTTTACTACTTGCGTGGTCAGCTTGCCTTCTTCGCCAAGCTTGCGCAACTGTCCTATATTGACGCCGAGGCCATTTGCAATGGCCTGAGCGAGTGCCGGTGTCTGTTCGAGTACAGAATTCAATTCTTCGCCACGCAACACGCCAGAGGCCAGGCCCTGTTGCAATTGAAAGATAGCCGCGTCTACACCCGGCCCGCCTTGATTGCCGATCTGGGTTGCTTTGGCAATAATGGCGGTCATGCGCTCAGTCTCGCTGGAGGCCAAGCCCGCGTTCATCCTGATTTTGGCATACAGATTGGCGATGGAATCATAAGCAATGCCAACTTCAAGCGCAGTTTTTTGTGCGAATTGTTGCGAGCGTGTGAAATCATCCGAGGATTCTGCCGCAAGCTTAAGCAGCGCGTTAATCCGCTTGCTGGTTTCAGCCAGTTGAGTGAAGCCTTGAATAGAAATGGCAGCGCTGAGCCCGCCGATCAGGCTGGAAAATCTTGAGCGAAAACCATCAATACTGGTTGATAGGCCATCCAGATCGCCTTTGATCTTCTTGCCGACATTGGAATTGGACAGCCGATCGAATTCAGAGCGAATTTTGCCAATGACGGTCGAGGCATTGTCATTAGCGGTAATCGTTATTTTGAGTTCTTTGTTTGCCATCGCTAAAACGACTTAAACCATTTTTTCCAGCTTTTTTCATCGGCCAGCGCTGCACGCACTGCGATTGCCTGAGCTTTAAGGCTGTCTGCTTCCAATTTCATGATGGTTTCTGAGTAAATCCTGACCTGGGCAAGCGTCATGTCGAGGACTGAACCGGCTCCTGCTTTTCTGAAGAGGAGGTCAAGTTCTGCCCATCCAGTTTCGCGGTCAGGTTCTGCATGCCGGTTTGTACGGCTGGCAGAACCTTCTGCACGAAAAAATCAGTATTGACCTCGATCATTGCCAGGGCCAGCTTTGCCAGCTCATCAATGCCCAGTTCATTTATCCAATCAACTGATTTTCTGCAGCCAATGGCGGTTGCCTTGATCACAGCTTCCGGTGACTTGAGCACCAAGGCCATGACATCAATTTCTTTCTTGATCAGATCGCCGAGTACGGGCTGAATAGCGGCAAGAAAGGCATTCAGCTCTTTTACCTTAATAGGTGTAATCACAATTGCTTCACCGCCTGCCGTTACTTCTACGCCAGTGGGTGTTAAAACGGCTAGTTCATTATTGTTTTCCATAGAATTTTTTATTCGTCCTTGAGAATTAAGACAGATCGACTACGCGCCCAAACTGACCAAGGATGGTATTACCCACCTTGGTGTCGTCAAAAAGGGCGGCACCGGAGAGGGTGAGTTTGGTCACGTCATCGCTAATCAGTACGAGCTCATTCAGCGGATCGAGCGTTACTTTGTACAGCTCGATCAATACCGGCTTAAGCGAGTCAGCGGTATTTAACCCCTCGAAACGCAACCAGCGGTCAGGTGCGGCTGCCTGGAACAGCCCGACATTGACTTGCGCGCCATAGCTGTAATCTGCCTTGAATGGCTGCACATAGCTGCCAATATTGAGAATCTTGAGCGTGCCATGATCGGCGCTGGATATTTCATAATTAGTACCAGCAACCAGCGTGGCAGGGGTGCCAGCAGAATCCTTGACTACGACCGATGACACCTTCCCATTTTTCAGCCGGGCATAATCACCCACTGCTAAGGGGTTGGCTAATACTTCGGCAGTGACTGTGCTGCCAGTAATAGTGGATTTAGTGCCATAGAGCGCCAATGCCAGATTGTCAGTGGAGAATTCCTCCAGGGAAAATTCCACGCTGGTTTTCTTGGCAGTGATCAGCGAGAGATCGGTTAAGCGCTGACCGCTGGATGACTCTTTGTGCTCAAGTTTTTCTGTTTCCAGATTGATCTTGAGATCCGGCACATTACCGACAAAGCGCATCGCTGCCGGGAATCCATCGGCTGCGCGGCTGGCAATGAATACTTTTCCTTGTCCTGAGAAATACATAAGTAAGGCTCCTTAAAGTTAGAGAAATTCTTCAGCCGTGCCGATGCTGATCAACCATCGTGCGCTATCGGCATTCAGGGTCAGTCTGGCACCTGCCGGATAATCACGTCCGGCATGGGTATGCGGTTTTAGCAGTTCAATGGTGACTTGCTTATTTTGCGGTATCTCCGAGATTACGGTATCAGCGGATACCGGGTTATTCTGTTTTGCCATATCTCCTCCAGGTTTAAAGGGTAAATTGCTTCACGCGGGTCTCGATCTGCACCACACCCGCAGTCAAGCCTGCCTTGTAGAGCAGCTCATCATTCATGAAATCGACTGCGGTCGCTTTCCAGATACTTTTGTTGATCTGTGCTTCATTGAGCAGATTGGTGATGGACTCCAGCATTTCATACAGCCCGACCGGGCCAATAGCCTCACCTACACGTGCTGCAGTCTGGCCACGGCTGTTGCGTGCTACGCAGGCGATGCCAAAATGCACTTTGGCACTGCGGCTTTCGATCTGAAACGCAGCCGGAGCGACGTAGACTGCGGGTGCATCGGTAGCAAAGCGATTGATCAGACTCTCGCCGGTCAAATCAGGCAGCCCTGCGACATCACGCAGCTTTGCTCCTAAAGAGGATACTTTGATGTGCACAATCAGATCATTTTCGAGTTCAGCGAGCATCGGCAGCCTCATTGATGGCGCGTTCGATGCGTTTCAAAATCCAGTTTTCATCCTGCGTACTGATACCCATGTAAGGCCGTGCCGGGATGGTGACCGATTTACGGATGACAAAATCGCCATTGGCCAGTCGGAAGCGTAAGCCTTTGCCGTTTTTTGCTTTAATAACGCCACCGAACTGGTGGATGGCTGCATAAACGCGGTTCACGCTTACTTGCGCAAAATTGCGCCCTGAGTCATGGGCTACCGAATCAAGCAAATGGCGATCCAGAATCAAGGTGCGCTTACCGGTGAGTTTGGCGCGGAGGCTGGGTAGCCATTTTTTCCCATCCGGGCTGGTCTGACTGATGAAGCGCTGCCGGGTGCTTTGTTCGAGCTTATTGGCGATATCCTGCATTACCTTGGATTGATCCCGACCCAGCGCCATCAACTGCTGCAGGCTTGCCCGAATGCGCGCATCGTCATAGCTGATCTCGAAGGATTGGCTAGTCATTAGATGAACCCTCCCTGATCGCGCCTGAATACCGGCGTGGTAGACGACATTTGCGCAGCATCGTTGACCGTGGGTTTGTTGCCTGCAATGTCTACGCCAAGACTGGATTGCGAGCTGGTCATATCTTTTAAACGTTTGATGGCATCTTTATAGCGCTCAGTGATAGGTTCGAGTGCCTGATCATCATGCAACGCATAACGCGCCAGATCGCAGGCAATCAGCATCACCACTCGCGGCACAGTAGAAAGCGGCAGGGTGTAGCGTGTTGCCAGATAGCTATTGATCACACTGTCTGCATCCAGGAGCCGGTTGTTGATCACAGCCAAGGCTGCCAAGGTGGCATCCTGTTCTGCCTGGGTGTACTCGCTCAAGCTACCGCCTGCAGCTGCAGTGGCGAGCATGCCAGCAGTGACCAGGCGCGGGATGCCCTGGTCAGCCCGTTGCGCGATTTCCTCAGCGCTGAACTGGTCGAGCAGTTGAGTTGCGGTAGCGTAGGTCATCAGGTGCTCGGCTTATAATTCAATAATTGAAGACAGTTTTTACAGGTCACAGCCTCTTTGCGGTTTGTCCAAGACGCTCTTGCGAGATTAATTTTTCTTAGCTTTGCCGCGCAAAGCGGTGAAACATCACCATTCGCTCTAATCATTTTTGCCAAATGAATGGGTTTACTCATCAGTTTCGATTTCAGAGACTGCCAGCATCGGTTCGCTCTTGATCTGAGTAATCTGCTCAGTGGTCAAATCAATCAATTTGATGATCTGTTCTTCTTTGTTAAAGGTAATACCTGCCCGGCGGAAGTGATCATTGAAAGCCCGCACGCGCAGTGCCTTCACCTTTGGTTTTGCTGACGATTCGTTTTCTGCTTCAGTGGTTTTCTCTGTTTTTGTTGCCATTTGCCTGTCCTTTAAATTGATTTATGATTGTTGGTTGTAGGGGTAAATCTTGTATTCACCCCACAGGGCTCGATTAACCCGCGCCAGTGGACCCGACCGCCAGTTGCCAGAATCCATAACCACCGGCGGCACGCGCTTCCGCTCCAAATTTGAATTTCTTGCGCATGAATACATCGTCGTTTTGTGGATCTGTCTGCTCGACAAATACCGGCGCTTTACGCTCCTGGTAAACAAACGGTTTGACCGCTTTGGTGGTATCCAACAGGAACCAGGCGGTATCGGAGGTTAATCGTGCATCGACTACGACTTCAGCCGTACCCTTGTAAGGGTTGGCCTTGCCATCATCCAGGCGATCGTTGTTCATTAGCGCAAGCGCGATATCTTCCAGGGCAGGCGGTACCAGCAATACATTGGGCGTGATATTGAGCGGACGCCCTTCGTCGTCTTTGAATTTGCGCATAGTTTTGCGGGCCGCGCCGTAACTCGCGATGGCTGCGGCCTGAGAGATTACGCTGAGAGCAGCAGTGATCTTGTTGGAGACGCTCGTACCTGCTACCAGGTGATCGGTATCGAAGTAATACTGCCCATCGAAACACGGGTTAATGAAGCCGTTATTGACCAGATCCATCACAATTTCATCCGGCAGCTGCTTGGCGGATTCACCGGCCATCTGGGCCTGCGGCCCATATATGCCAAGCTGGTCGTCCTCGATGTCGTTGCGGTCTACTTCGATTGTCGCTTCCCAGTCGTCGTTAACGATGGTGTACTTGAACGCTTCCAGCGCTTTGACCGCTTTATCACCGATCCATTTGCGCATCCTGGGAAATTTAGACAACCAGGCATAATCGTTCTGGCCGGTGGTAGAGGTCACCTTCATGGCGATCTTCTGCCAGTTCGATGGTGCAGCATTAAACGCATTGTTAAAAGTAGTCTTAAGTGAGATGAAGATATTGCTGATGGTCGATTTGTTGACCAGCAGCCCGGCAAATCCAATAAAACCCATTGCTTCCAGGTGACCTGCTGGATAATCAAGCGGGGCGGCAGTCGCGCTAAGCGCTACAACAGACATGGTTAGCATGGCGATGCAGACCAAGATAAAAATTTTTAAAACTCTCATTGATTGCTCCTGTATTGATTGATCTGATTTCACACCTACGAAAATCAACCCTCGACCCAGACGCCGTCAGAATCGACCCCGACCACTTTTCCGGCTACAGAGCGTGTGTCGGTGCCATCAGTTTTAGCGACTGTTTCATCGTCAACGATGTAGCAGGTTTGGCCGAGCTCGGCTTGTGTTACTGCATCTGCGCCGTGGTTTTTCCATTTGAATACTTTCTTGCGTCGGATATTGATGGTCTTGTCACCATTTGCGCCACCGGTGTTGTCCACTTGTTCTTCTGCGCGACCCAGGTAGGTCAAGGTGGTGGCCACAGCTCCAGGCGTGGCATAACCGGAAGCATTCGCTGCCACCAGACTGCCTGCATAAATCTTGACGTTGGTTGCGACAGGAACGGGGATGATTCCACCGTCCTTCATCGGGGTATTACGATCTGCTGAGAGAGACATGTTTTTCTCCTGATCTGATTAATCAATTGCGTCCGGTTTACGCTGTGAGCATATTCTTCTTGAAATCTTCCGGGGTTATGCCCATCACCTTGCAGAGTGCGAGCTGGTCATCGGTCAGCTCACCTTTATTGTCATTGCCTTCTGGCGGTTTGCCGCCAGTCTGGGTGCCGGTCAGGGCCGCAATCGGTTGGGCTGATGCCAGGTATTGCTTGAGCGATGTCAGGTTTTCCTTGCCCAGATTGCGTGCCCATTCCTCCTGAGCTGGCAAGAGCTTGCCTTCTGACAGCGCTATTTCCACTACATCGCCCACTTCAAGATCGAGCTTCTCAGCTTTGAGAGAGGCCAACTCATCCTGCAATGATTTCATCACTGCGATCGGCACGAACCTGGCTGGGTCTGGGTGTTCGGCAGCGGTTTTAAGAGCGGCAATAGCATCTTCTTTTGAGCTGAGCGTTGCGGTCAGGTTGGCCAGTACAGATTCAATATCTGCAGTTTCATTCTGGCCTGTGAGTTTGCGTAGTGCAGCCAGTAGCTGTTCTAGTTGCATGTCTTCTCCTTCAATAGATAAAAATTGAGATGCTGCGACGGCGTCCATGCCATCGAGCGCCGGGTTGTTAGTCAGTGCGGCATGCAAAAGCCGGGTGACGGCTCCGGTCTTTTTGTCATGAAGAAATACAGGGGAGATGTAGCGATATTCGCCAGCGTCGATCATCTGGCTGGCGCGTTCGGTCCATTCGACATCGACAGCAAATAAACCGGATTCACGCCATTCGAGATCGCTAAACCAACCGGCAGCCGGGGCGGGTTGGCCATTTTGTGCCGTAAGTAGTGTCTGGTGTTCGTAATCCACCACGGTTTTATTGGTGTGCGTATCAAACTCGGCAATGACGCTTGCCGCCATGACCTCATTGATAAGCCAGTGCGGCACATCGATTGGACGGCCATCATTGGAGCGGAATTGCCCCGCAGGCAATAACTGGATTTCCTTGGCTGCCGTTACCGCAAAGGCACATACGGCCAAGCCGATGGATGAGTGAGTTTGTTGGGATCGTTTACGATTCATGCCGCCATGGTATCGGCAGCATGAGGAGGGGTTAAGGAGGATATAATTCCTCCTTAAGATAGAGAGTCAATTAAAACCAGATTAGCACTTCATTGATATGTCAGTCAAACGGGAAGCAGTAAGGGGGTAAACGTCGCGCATATTCATATAAGCTGCGGTAGCTTGCGCGTATCTGGTCCAGAAACTATGATCTATTCGTCATATTTATGGATCTTACAAATTTTGATATGATGAAAAACTAAATCAACGAAATTCTATAAAAAATAAACAGGTAGCATACAGTTTGTCCTGTTAGATTTCTTTTTTGATGTAATATATTGCGTCTTTTCGGAAGTATAATTCTAGTTAGGTTTCCTATGACCGTGTCGCCCAATAGTCAGCCGCTATACATCATCGGCAATGGCTTCGACCGTTATCATCGAATTCCATCCGACTATGCTGACTTTGGTCGCTTTGTGTCGGATGTTGATCCAAACCTTTATCGCTTGTTCAAGAACTACTTCTTCTTCGATGGAAACTGGGGTGAATTTGAAAATACCCTGGCGCATCTTGACATTGATCTCATCCTTGACGAAGCGTCTACCTACCTTGTTCCATATTCTGTGGACGAATGGAGCGACGCATTTCATCATGACTACCAGTACGAGATAGATCGCATCGTCAGTTCGCTATCGAAGGAATTGAAAAAAAGATTCACTGAATGGATCTGTCAATTGACCATTCCCACCTTATCCTCTTGCCAAGTACCGCTGCTCGACCTCCCGTTGCACGCTCGGTATCTAACTTTCAATTACACGAATACGCTTCAGAAGCTATACGGTGTCTCGCCTGATCGTGTCACTTACATTCACAACTATGCCGCAGGACCAGACTCTGATCTGGTACTTGGGCATGGCGTCAATCCCAAGACGATTGTGTCCCTTAATGCTGGCGCAGACCTTGAAGATGATCAAGACCCTCGCGTTACGGAGGCGAACAAATGCATTGATGACTACTTTTCCAGAACCTATAAGCCAACGGATCGTATTATTTCAGCCCATCAAGATTTTTTCAATTCACTGTCGGAGGTCAAGCGCATTCATGTTCTTGGTCACTCGTTCTACAAGGTTGACTGGCCGTACTTTGCACTGATTGCGGAGAAAACCAAGGCGTCCGATCCGCACTGGATTGCCTCGTATCATTGTGAAAAGGATGTCCTGCGTATGAAGGAGCTATTTTCAAATCTCGGCTTGCCGGCCGCAAAGTTCACGTATGCACGCATTACCGACATCCACCCGAAAACCTAACCCTGCGTTCGAGGCGCCTGTGCGAAAGGCCGAGCAGGAGCCTCAACTCCACGTTAGCTGCAACAATAATTAAATTAGAGGGATTTCATGCCTACATATGACGTAGTGATTTCATTCGCAGGAGAGGATCGAGCAATTGCTGAATCAATATAGCCTAACCAGTTAAGAATGATTCAGAATGTATAGGATTTGAAAAGCATCTCAACGGTCTGGTTTTGTTGTTTACGCAGTGCTTTGGCCTGTGCCCATTTATGTTCGATGGGATTAAGATCAGGAGAATAAGCGGGTAAGTATTCAAGGGTGTGCCCAGCGTTTTGTATGGCCTCTTGCGTATCCTGCCTCTTATGGAAGGTGGCATTGTCCATCACAACGACCGCATGTGAGGGCAATTTAGGCAACAGGTCCTGCATCGCCCATCCATGAAATACATCGGCGCTGATATTGACTGCAAACAGGCTGACGGTTATCAATAGCTTTCCGATCAGGGCGCCAATCGCGTTGATACGACCTTGCGCATGCCAGTCATGCGTGCCATGACATCTCTGGCCAGCGGGTGCATAACCGTGCGTGCGCGGCGCATCCTGTGCAAACCCACTTTCATCAAT